TTTATGGGCTTGGGGTGCAAATGGTAATGGGAATTTGGGTCTAGGAACCAGCAGTCCTAACTATAGTTCACCTGTTCAGGTTGGCGCTCTTACGACATGGAAATATGTAGCAACACCGCAAAATGGTATCCAAGCAGTAAAAACTGATGGCACCTTATGGACTTGGGGAGGCAATTATCAAGGACAATTAGGGGATGGTACTACCACTGATCGTTGTTCGCCTGTTCAGGTTGGCTCGTTGACTAATTGGGGAACACTCACTGGTCAATCTAGGATTGTGAGAGCCACAAAAACAGATGGGACATTGTGGACTTGGGGGGAAAACGGCAATGGAGCTTTGGGTGACGGCACTACTGTATACAAATGTTCTCCAGTTCAAGTAGGTTCAGATACTACATGGGGAAATCTGATTCGCCCGACTGGAAGTAGTTTTTCACTTACCATACGGTATATCTAATTATGAATCTTTTAGATAAACAGCTTGATGCAGGTATTCACGGGGATTTTGATCAAGGTTGGTTGATTGCCCAGCAGCTTGAGAAAGAAACTCCAGCTTGCCAACGTGCAGCTTTTAATCGTGGATGGTATCTGTTGCGTCAGGGTAAATTGCTAGAGGGGCATAAACTTTTAGACCAAGGCCGGTTTCAGGATGTATTTGGAAACAGGCACATAGGCTCTAATAAACCTATCTGGGATGGGGAAGAAGGAACTGTTTTATTAAATATGGAGGGCGGTCTTGGTGATCAGATTAAAAGTTATCGCTGGGCCTTTGATTTAAAAGAGCGGGGAAACCGTGTAGTAATTTCTTGTTCACCTGAGTTAGCCCCGATGTTCGCGGAAAAATTCCCTGTCGTAGAACATAACGCTGCTTGTGGTGTCTACCATGATTACTGGCTTCCTTCGATGTCTGCGATAGTTCCTCTAGGGTATGAGTATAAAGATTTAAAGGGAAAGCCTTATATTGATCGTACTGCTGATCCAGTTCCTGGGAGAATAGGGGTTAGGTGGAGTGGCAATCCTAAGTTTGAACATGAGCAGCACAGGTTCTTTCCGGCAGATTTAATGTTTGATGCAGTTAAGGGATATGATTGTGTCTCTCTGCAACGAGATAAGGATACAGAACTGAAACCAGAGTGGATGAAACAAGCTCCTCTGGATGATTGGGAAACTACTAGGAAGTCCATTAGCCAATGCGAGTTGGTTATAAGCTCCTGTACCAGCGTTGCTCATTTAGCAGCAGCTATGGGGGTGGAAACGTGGATCGTGGTTCCTGTTTTGTCGTATTATTTGTGGGCGCTTCCTGGGAACGTCACCCCTTATTATGATAGTGTGACCTTATTTCGACAGCACGAATACGGAAGCTGGGAACAGCCTTTCGCAAAGATTAGGGAGCAGTTGCAATGTATGCACACGTTAAAGACGGCAGCGTAGATTACTTGGGAGGCTTACCCAAAAGCTGGGGTAATATATCTAATTTACATTTATCAAACGGGGATGATGCTTATCTCAAAACCCTTGGATGGCTTCCTCTGGTTGAGACAAATGTTACTCTTGCTGTTAACCAGACATTTGATACGGATGTGATTACTGTCGAAGAAGACAGGGTTCTTTTAATACATCGTGCGAGGGATATGACCGCACAGGAAATGGCTGACCGTGATGAAAGTCATATGGCTCATTTGCGGGAACAAAGAAATCAAAAACTTGCAGACTCAGATTGGACACAAGCTTCCGACTATCCAACTTCTTTAGCTGATGATAAGAAATCACAATGGGCTACTCATAGACAAGCTTTGCGCGATCTTCCAGCTACTGCAGATATGACTTTGTGGCCGGATGTCTGGCCTGCAGAACCCCAATAAACTTTTGTGTTTAATAACTCTTTGGATACTATCAATATGTAATGTAAGTTGATTTTAGCGTAATCGTTTGGACTCGCAACCACGGAGAAGACAATGACTGACGACGTTACAGTAGAAGCAGAAGCTACTGAAGAAACAAATTTTGAAGTTGAGCCTGATAGTGAAGCTCCTAAGAAAGAGGACTCAGGCGCTCAAAAACGTATTAGACAACTTGTTCGGCAACGCAATGAGGCTCGTGAAGCTGCAAGTCAGATGGCATCAGAGGCAGATGCTTTGCGTAATCAAGTCGGCACTCTAATGCATCATAACAAAAGTGCAGAAACAGCTAATCTAAATTCTGATGAACAACTTCTTGGTGATAAAGTAAGACTCGCTAAGAAAAGTTTTTCCGATGCCTTTGAAGCTGGAGATAAATCAGCTATAATTGAAGCGCAAGAAGCTATGAATGACGCTTCTACCGACTTAAAATTATTGAAGGTGCGTAAAGCATACCTAGAGCAGGAAGCTTCAGCACCACCACCACAAGCGCCAAAACAACAGGCGCAGAAACCAGACCCACGGGCTGAAGAATGGGCCGAGGATAATAAGTGGTTTGGTCAAGATAAGGTTATGACAGCGGCGGCATATGCCATTGATGGAGAGATACGCGAAGAAGGTATTGATCCGGTAGAGTCGCCAGAAAAATATTACGGGGAAGTTAATAAGCGTATGCGTACTGAGTTCCCCCATAAGTTCGATTCGGCACCGTCACAAGCCGCTCAAGTGGTCGCAGGGCAATCACGCACACCTGCAACTGGCCAGAAGGTTAAGCTGAGTCAACGTGAAGCAGCTACAGCCAAAAAGCTTGGTATACCACTTGATAGATACGCCGCTGAAAAAGCCAAGATGGCTCAAGGCGATGAATACACAGTAATTGGATAGCGTGGAGGAAACGATGACAGGAAGAACACGGCAAAAGCTAGAGCGACCGCTATATGAGGAAGAGTATAATCCTCTTAAAATTTCCACTGAAGTCAAGGAAAAGTTTCTTGATGAGGGTAAAGCCCTTATGTGGGTTCGTCATATGATCAAAGGACAAAGTGATTGGATGAACTTGCGTAAGAAAGAGGAATTCGGATGGACCCCAGTAAAAACTGAGGATTGCCAAGAGCTTGCTACTGCCGCAGTAACAGCACTACCAGATGATCGTTTTTCTGATTGTATAGTAAGAGGTGACTTGGTTCTAATGCAGTGTTCAGCCGAAAAGGTTGAAGCTCGGGCGCAATACTATAGAGATAAAACGCAAGAGCAAGAGGATGCTGTTAATCAACAACTGATGGCAAGCAGCGATTCTAGACTGCCTATTTCTAATCAATCACGCTCTCGGACAACCACAGGAAGACCACAATTCGATTCGTAGTCTTCCTTAACAAGTAAGGAGGTGACAGTATGTCTAGCTCAAAGAAGCTATCTGGCTTCCATCCTTCGCGAGTTCGTGGTGCCGGTGCTAATTCGACGGGATTTAATGAATATCCCATCGCTAATGCTCGTTCCGGTTCCATCTATCAAGGTGATCTCGTAAAGGTTACGGCTGGCACCATCTGCCCCATTGCAGCTACAACTGACTTTGCGGTAGGTGTTTTTATGGGTTGTCGCTACGTCGATCCCACATCAAAGCAACCTGTCTGGTCTAAGTATTATCCCAGCGGTGTTAGCTCTGATGATAGCAAGGTTTTTGCTTTCGTAGACGATGACTCTCGTTCAACATTCATCATACAAGCAGATGCTTCGGTAACTGCTGGTGCAATGAATTCTTTCAACTTTAATGTAACGCTAGGTACTGGTTCTGACGAAACAGGTATTAGTGGCTTTGGTCTCAAGGCTTCTACTGCTACTTCTGCAACTGCAGAAATTCGTCCTATCAGGTACTGGGATGCACCAGACAATGAGTCTGATGCAGATCGGGCGTTTCCTGAAGTTGAAGTACGCATTGTCCAGCATATCGATAATCGTGCTATCGTATGTGTGGCATAGGGGGAGTGAATCATGGCTATTAATCGCGCAGATATTGCGAAACAACTACTTCCTGGCCTAAATGCAATCTTCGGTCTTGAGTATGGATCAGTGGATAATGAAACTGACATCTTGTTTGAGACAGAAAATTCGGATCGTGCTTTCGAGGAAGAAGTCCTCATGGCAGGTTTTGCTACTGCTCCCACCAAGAGTGAAGGTGCTGCAGTACAGTATGACGCTGCCAAAGAGAACTACACTGCTCGTTATACACACGAAACGGTTGCACTGGCTTATGCTATCACTGAAGAAGCATTTGAAGATAATTTGTATGATACCTTTGCGAAGATTCGTACTCGTGCTTTGGCTCGTGCTATGGCGTATACAAAACAAGTTAAGGCTGCAACAGTCCTTAACAAAGGTTTTACTGGCACAGGCAACCCTACTTATGGTGATGGGCAGGTATTATTTTC